CATACATGGCCTTCTCCTTCGTTATCCTTAACGAAACAGCATTGGCGGCATTTGCTGCCTCTTGAGTGCCTGCCGTCATTTGAGTAACTTTTCTGATATCAGCAGAAAACTTGCTTTGAACCGATGTTCTCAATTTATCGATTTCAGCCTCTCTCTTTTTTTGAGTTATGATATCACCAAGCAATCTACTGTAACCTTTTGCCTCTGTATATCTATCTGCAAACAAGTCACTATCACCCTCTACTCCCTCAACAATCAACTTGTTTAATCTCATCATCTGGTCCCCAGAAGTGCCTAATGATTGTGCAAATTCTTTGTTGCTTGCTGATACCTTCTTAATAGCGGCAGCGTATTCGGCCTTCGTTCGACCCAAAAGGCCAAACTCACCACGTGATGCACCGGTAAGTTGGATTATTTCCTCAAATGATAGATTTGTTTCCTTGAGTGCCTTTTGAATGAATTGAGTGAATACATCGCTTTCGCCTTGAAGTTTTTCAAGCAGCATAACAACCGCATCTCCTTGCTTAATCGTTCCTTCTGCTATCCCGTCAATTACCGAACGCAAGAATGGCGCATCATTCTTTTGTATGTCCGCAATGGCCTTATATGCACGAGCCAATTGCTCTGTCTCCATTGACAAAACACCAATCAAGTTTAAGAAAAATTCAGAATTAACAATTGTCTCTCCAATTGATATCTGAAGGTCGTTGTATGCGCTTTCAAGCAACTTAACTTGTCCGGCCGTAGTTGCCATGTTGGCTGCCGTGGATGTTAGCGTATTATAATATGTATACGTTTCATCGTTAAGAATCTTGACTGACTCAATGTTGGCTGTTAGCGTTAACAATTGTGCTGCTCCGGTTTTTCCAGCTATCTTCTCTGCCTCTGAAAGACTCAAATTGCTTGCGGCAAGTCGCTCAAGCGTTGTTGTTAAATCCTCACCAGGTTTCTTGACCTCGAGCAATACCTTCCGCAATCCTGTTCCAATCTTGCTTGCTTGGAATCCATTGTCAGCCAATACACGCATATAAGATGCTGTCTCTTGCAGGTTCAAGCCTACTTGACGTGCAATTGGACCAACATATGACATTGCGGTTTGGAAACCATCAAGGCTTAATGCAGAGCCATTGACTGCTGCGGTAATGATTTGCGCAGAACGTGCAGTTTCACCAGAAACTAGTCCGAACTGATTGTTCACTTTTAAAATAGCCTCTCCCGTTTGAGCGAGATCTGTTCCAAGTGCTTGTGCAGTAAGCGTTATAGGCTGTATAAGATTTGGTATGTCCGTTGCTGTTGCACCAAGTTTAGCAAGGCTTAATGCGAGGCCACCTATCTCAACGGCAGTAAACTTTGTTTCCTTTGCAGAAGACCTTATGGCCGTTGATAGTTTGGCCATATTGTCTCCGCTTGCTCCAGTTACGGCAGCAACCTTTCCGAGCGCCTCTTCAAATTTTATGTACTCTTTTGCAGCGCCAATTGTCAATGAGTTTCCAACCTTAATCGCTGCATTAAGCAATTGATATGCGCCAAGATATTTTACAACACTACCTAAAGCACGACCAATAGCGGCTGGATTTATTACAGCCCCAAGACCAAAACCAATGGACCCTCTTTGTTGCTGCCTTTGAGCCGCAGCCTTATCTTTTGCCTCTTGTCTTGCTGCTTTCGCACGGATTGCGGCCTGCTTTTTTTCCTCGGCAGTCTTTTCTCTCTCCTTTTTTCTAGCTAAAGCAACCTCTTCAGAGTAATTCTTCTTTAGGAAGTTAGTGTAGTTTCTTTGTCTTTGTGTTTTTGCACGGATGTTTGCAGTTTCAGTCGCTTTCTCCTCGCTGCCCTCTTTTTTCCGTAATGCAGAAATTTGACCAATTGCAGCCGTTTGCTTTGCGGTTAATTGATTTCGTAATGTTTCGAGTTTTAATACACCCTTGTTTACGTCCTCATCTACCTTTCTGCGCTGGGATTGTGCATTTATGTAACCCTGTACGGATTTATTTGTCTTTGCGATAGCGCCATCTATATCACGTATAGACTTGCCAAACTTTTTCTCCGCCTCTAATGAAGTAGCGCCTTCTTTAATGAACTTTTTCTGTGCCGCCAATAGCGAATCATATTGAACCTTTAGGTCAATAAGTTGAGATGCTAATTTGGACTGGTTGTTGGTTGCCATTAGAAGAATTTAGTTTTGTTAAGCGTTGTAATATGCTCTAATGCTATCTGTGCGCCTAAATAATTTACAAAGTTATCAGTCCCTGCATCGACAGCTAATTGCGACTTTGCTTTTGCTGTCTCAATAAAATTACTTTGGTTCGTAACCCTATTGTCCGCTAATTTCTTCTTAACCAAGAAGAATAAAAATTTATTAAACTTCTTTTTGGTTGACACATCAACGCTACTATTAAAAGAACCAGACGCTTTCTTTTGGTGCATCCACCTCGCTAAATTTTGAACAATATTTCGCCTTGACGAGAACAAAGCATATGAATTAGGATTCTTTGATTCTGATTTATCAAGGAACTTTGCATATGGCGCACCTTGGAAATCCAGATCAACAATAACCTCAAACGAAATCAAAAACCCATCTTCAGAAAATACAGTCTTACGAAGTTTAATCATCTTCGAATAAGACATTTTCGATATCACCCTATTGAGGTTTCCTTCAGCGTACTGACTCTTCTGGCTCAATATATTTTGCATGACCTCTTTAATCCCTCGCTTACTTAATTCTGCGGAGATTAATTGTTTAACTACGGCAATTTGCTTTTGCCTTGATATCATTGCTCGATAGAGAGGTGGCTACCGCAACGCTTGCATTGCTTGCTCTCGCTTACGTTTCCGCACTCACGACACTTGTATTGCTTTTGCGCTACAGCTACTTGAGCCTCTACGATTGGCTGTTCAGCCTTTGGGGTTGTTTTTCTCTTTGCCATAATTATACTATGTAATTAAATTCTTGGCTGTTTGGCCAATCGTTTGGTATATCGTAATACTTTCCGTTTATACCTATGTAAAGTTTGAAACTAACAATGGTTGATGCATTATTCAACAAAAACGAAATACTTGCTTCGTATGGGTCATTGATTGATGCGCCAATCAGCAAGAATCCTGTGTTTATATTGTTTGATGATTGCATAACCGACTCAATGATTGTTCCAGAACCATAATCCTCAACAAGAAGTAACTCAATTGTTGACGAGCCGGAGAACAATAGAGAGTAGCCGGTATCAATATCTTTCACGTTTATTGACGCACCATTTGCTTGCGTATTTACTAAAGCGGAATGAAAGTCAAGTGGCCAATATCCCTCTATGGTGTAATCTGTTCCGTCTACCGACACAACTCTTGACGGGTTCGTCAAGAAGTACATTGTATTTCTATCAACATCAACATATGCTGAAGAAATTGACAAAGTGCCTCCGGAGAACAAAGGGGCAACTACCTCATAAACCAAATAAGAAACTTTCAATCTATCCTTGCCATCGCCAACAGAAGCGGAAGGCAGGCCCACCTCTACTGTGGAAGTTGTTCCACCAAGAAAGGAATAGTTAGAGGCAACAGCAAGTAAATCAAGGGAAGTATGTAATCCATCGTAATGTTCAGATAATGGCTTCAATACAACATTAACATCCGAACTTGACGTAGCGTAAACACTATAGTTTAACGTATTTGATTTCAAGTCAATTGAAGGTATGGCCGTGCCACCAAAAAACAATTCAGCAGACTGTTGTGTTTCTGCAATTGCTAATGAAATGTTCGGTATGAACACACATCCAGTTGGTCTTGAGTATGAATCACCATACAACGCTCCAACTTCATCCTTAAAGTAAATACTAACGCTACACTCACCAGAAGGAGGAACGCCTTGAGTGAATACAAAGTCCCTCGCTATGCTTGAGTAATATACGTTGCTGCTTGAGACTGTGTGTTGAAGTTGATATGTCGTTGAGTCAATTCCGACAATATCAATAAACATAACCTTATTCAGGTAATCTGATGTTATATTTTCAATATATATCGGGAATCTTTCTTTTATGATGTTAAAATCATATCCTGCTACATACTGACCTACGTTTACAAAAGAAAGACCTGTCGGGGTTGGTGGTGTTGTTCCTCCTCCGCCTCCGTTGTTCGGTACTTCATAGTCCAGAATTGCAACGCCACTATTGTGATTAAAGCGTTCGAATGTTACAATGAACGTGCTATAAGCAGTAACAATATTGTGGTCGTCTCCTTCGATTGTAACAAAGTCAATGTCTTCGAAATCCACTGTGGCATCCTGCTGGATTAGGTAATCTTGGAATTGAGATATGACAAACATATTCTCCTCTGCTGCCATCAACTCCGCCCTATCGTCATCTTCGATTGTTTTATCTAGAATGATGATTGAAAACTCCATCGTGTATGACGGTGCGTTTAGCGCCCTTGAAATATTTGCCTTTGAGACAAGTAATTGCATTGAACGATAGTTGAACTCCATTCCTGCAAGTTCTTCCTCGTTCCCAAGAACACCAAACTCATTAATCATTGTGTGTGCTTCAGCGAAGTCACGCACCATGTCGTAAAACTCTAATAAAGTTCTCATGGTTAAATTTACAAATTATCTATATCTTGCTGCCTGCGCTGCCTCCTGCGCCCTGCGGTCGTTTTCCTCTACTTCGGCAAGTTGTGCTTGGTATGCTAAATCAATCAGCACGTCACTCATCCGCAACTCGTATATCTTGTCAAACTTTGTTATATCGTTGTTTGAAAGCCTACGAACTATTGCGTACCAAAACCATCTTTCGGTGAATGGATCTGTCTGCCTTGGCTCTTCCTCTTCGCCATCCATTGGCTCGTAGCGTGTGTATATTACGCCATTGAACTTCGTGAAAAGCGTGAACTCCCTATTCGCCTTTAGCTGTTTGAATACCGACATTATAACTGTCGCATCCTCCTCCATCAAAGATTTAACGTGGTCCTCCTCCGAATCTGTCGTGTCATCAAACGAAGTTTCGTCTTTTGGTCTGATTATCAATGAGATAAGTCGCTTGGTCATGCCAGATGGAAACTCATGCTCGAGGTAGATGAACTGCGTTAGTGTCATCTTGAGTACGTCCGTGTAAACGGTGTACTTGTCGTAAAAGTATTGTGGGATTTGATATATCGATTTCCCGTCTGCAAACTCTTCGGAGTACCTCAACAGATCAAGGCGTTGGTGTATGTCTAAAGAGTCATAGAAACTCTCGTAAGAGTCTGAATCGATTGCATCTATTAGGTCGTAGTGTAGTTGCAGTCTCATAAAAAATACGTTACGCCACCATCCTGCTCCTCCTTTGCGCAATATGCACAGATCGCCAAACTCATAACCATGTCGTCATGCTTTCCATCCGTGTTGCTGAACTGAAGATTGCCCGTGATTGGGTTGCGTTTGGATTTGAAGTCATACAATTCCTTTACCAGCTCATCGTAGTTCGGGATTTTTATAATCTTGTCCTCAAACAACTTGATTAGGTTTCTTATAATCTCCGGCTTCGATTGGCTGGTTGTTTGAAATGGTACCATTTTATACATGGCATCATCGTCAGTAATCTCATCAAACAACAGATCATTGTTGTTCACTTCAAAGTAGCAAGCTGTAAGTTTCTCGTTGTGCTTCAGGTAAAAACTTTTTATCCTTTCCTTGAATGAGTCGGAGTTGAGATGGTCCTCCTTGTAATGGAATCTATCGATGTCAATTATCTCGTAGTTCTCTGTCATGGCGGTTAGGACCGTGTAGTCTTGCGCAACACCTATATCCATCCCCATATATACACGCTCGTACTCTTGTGGTGGTTGTTTGTAGATGGACTCCTCTATGTTCGAGAATAGGGCATCGGCACTAACTGGCTTGCAAAGGAACTCTTGGTCGAACTGCGCCTTCGTCATATTCTTCTTGATGGCCAAAACAGTCCTCTCAACGTCCTCATCGTGCAGGTCGAGGTATGTCTTACGTATAGATATGATATCGCTCGTGTTGTCCTTGTCGAGTCCACGAAGATACCAATCCCAATACCAATTCTTCCCATTGAACGTGCTGCTCATGACCACCCGTCCACCGGTGCGTGTGACCATCGGCATCAATACCTCATTGATGAAGTCAATACGCATGAACGCAGCCTCGTCAATGTAAATGAAGTCAAGCGTAGCACCACGCAGGTTGTCCCCGGAGTCGGCAGAACGGAACTTAATGAAACTACCGTTGTGAAAGAACATCTCATTATTCTTCCGGTCAAACCGCTTTACGATCTGTTGGAACAAGTCTTGGTGATTGATAAAGGCAGCCTCTATGTCCTTCATCACCTTGTTGGCTTGGTCTTGGATAGGGCTTACCCAAAACATTCTGGTTTTTGGGGTGTTTAGTCCACGCATCACCGCATCGTTCATCATCATGAACGTCTTGCCCGTCTGACGGCCCGCTACAATCAGCGTGATAAATGGCTTGTCGTCATGGATGACCTTTAGGAACGCCCGTTGTGGTGCGGAGGGGTTGTAAAGGTTAATCTTCATAGTCCACGTCTATGTACAGCTGCTCGTTCTCGTCTGGTGACTTCGTGAGGTCGATAGTAGCCTTCACATCAATCTTGGTCTGCTGAACCTTAACAGGGGCTTTGTATCCCTGCATATCATTGATGATTTTAATCGTCTCCAATGCAACCTTCGTATCGCCATTGATAAATGCCTCGTCACGCATCTTTACGAGCATATCAAGGTTACTCCCCTTCGCTACCTCTATTCGTTCTTCAGAGAGCCTTACAACGTCTCGTAGGGCCAAATAGAATGCAGTACCAGGATTGTTCTTGTCACGATAGTAACTTGTGTAGTTGAGTTCCTTCGCAACCTTGCCCTGCGCATTGATTCCCTCCTCACGTATGCGCTCAATGAATTGCTCTTGGAGATTGGTCAGTTCAGCGCCACGGCCTACGACCACTTCCCCATCATTGTTTCTTATTGACCCCATATACCGGACGTTTATCTAACACATACTTGTCTTGAAAAACCAAAGAGTCGAACTTCGGCTCGTACTCGTGGTGGTAGTATTTGAAGAGGTTACTCTTGACCCTCATCACGCAACTCCCACACATCGTATTCACATTCTCGTGCTTCAGAATGTAAGCACTCTTGCCAACCAGATCATTGTGGAGGCGGAACATTTCAACCTTCAAGTCACCCTTCGGAAAGGAAACCTTCAGTAACTCAATCAACAATTGCTCAAAGCCCATGCCCAAATGTACAAACGAATGACCATTCATTAAAATCTTTCTTTAAGGATTCGAAAGGCCCATAGTAACTATAATAGTAACACTATAATAGTAACCATACCTATAGATACCCGTATAGGGTATCATAGTAACTATTATATAATAGTAACTATCATATAATAGTAACTATATACAAAATAGTTGACCACATTAACTAATACTGTTGAAAAATAATTCATATGCCACCCACCC